TCAGGTCACAAATCAAGGAGCAGTCATGACACGTTCGACGCAGGCCACTAAGTACCAGGGCAGCGGCCCGACCAGCCCGAAGCACTATGAGCTGTTCGACGGCCTCAAGGAGACGCTTGACCTTATAGAGGACAGGCTCAGCCCAGAAGCCTACGCAGGCTACCTGGAGGGCAACCTCATCAAGTACCTGATGCGCCACAAGCACAAGAACGGCCTGGAGGACCTCAAGAAGGCCCAGCGCTACCTGGAGTGGCTCATCTCGCACACACAGCAGCAGGGTGAACAATATGACCGTTGAACAGCAGCTACAGAGCCTGATGATGGAGGGCGAGCAGTGGGCCTGGGTCGAGGGATTTGACCACACCTACGCCGTCACCACCGAGGGCCGCGTCTTCTCACTCAAGGCCGCAGAGCCCCGACAGCTCAGCGTCCACGACGGCGGCAAGGTCAAGCTGTACCGGCACGGCAAGCGGTACAGGCCCATGGTCTCTTGTCTGGTAGACCGCACGTTCTACCCTGAGGAGACAGTGGCCTACAGCTCAGCAGATCTGGCGTGGTACTTACGGACGCACTACGGCGGCCATGCGGTCGACACTGTAAGACAGTGGGCTACACGGGCCGCAAACCACGTTTCTGACCCAATGGGGGAGGAGGACTGAAAATTAGGCCGGACATCTACCGGCCATTATTCGCCATGTATAAGTAGAGGGCGCGCTAGAGAGTGCCCAGGTGACAGCGGGCATTCACGCTTCACGCCCTCCACACTTCACTTCACCCGCCAAGGCACCCTCGTCAGCGTCTACCAGCTGCCGGGGGTGTTCTATTTCCCATGAGGCCGCCATGCCCCAAAGCGCGAAACAACAGGCCGCAGAGCTGGCCCGCGAGGGGCGGCGCTTGAAGGCCATGGAACTCAAGCTCGAAGGCAAGACCTTCCGGCACATCGCCGACCAGCTAGGCGTCAGTGTGGGCACAGCTCACGGCGACGTCCAAGCGTGCCTGTTGGAGCTGGTGGAGATGCGCCAAGACACTACTGAGGAGTACGTAGAGCTGGAGACCGAGCGGCTCGAAGCCGACCGCGATGACCTCAACAGCCTGCTTGGTGCCCTGGCCCCTGACATCTCTCAGGGCTGCCACGACGCCATCGACAAGGCCATCAAGATTATCAAACAGCGGGTCAAGGTGTCTGAGAGCATTCGCAAGCTCAGGGGCCTGGACGCTCCCCAGCGCAATCAGCACACCGTCGTGACCGTATCCCCTGCGGACGCAGCCGAAGAAATCAACGACGCCTTCGGCCTTGACGTGGTGGAGGTTGTGGAGGTCGACGATGAGCAGGAAGACGCCACAGACTAAAGCCTCCATGGCCCAGTTCTGGCGGCCGTACCAGAAACGGTACATCTGCGACCAGGGCCGCCTTCAACTGTACTGCAAGAGCCGTCAGATCGGCATCTCTGAGGCCAGCAGCTTCAAGGGCGCACGAGAGGCCGCGACCAACAGACGCCGGGACGTGTACTTCGTCTCGACGAACTTCGCCAACGCCAAGGACCTCATCAGAAAGGCGAAGTGGTGGTTGCAGGTCATGGCGAAAATCCGGCCGAATCTGGCCCCTTCGCTCGCACTGGTCACGGAGAACGTGTCCATGCTGGAGCTGGCCAACGGCTCGCGGCTCATTGCGCTGCCCTGCAAGCCCGGGTCGGTACGGGGCAAGAGCGGCACCATCATCCTCGACGAGGCCGCGCACTATGAGAATGACATGGAGATGTACGCCGCTATCGCACCGGCCATCATCTCCCAGCCGGACCTCAGACTCATCCTGGTCTCCACGCCCTTCGGCCCTAACGGACTGTTCTACAAGGCGTGGACTGGCGAGCTGGGAGACGAGACAGACGAGATGCACCGTGCCGGACTGGCATGGAGCAGGCACGAAACGGACGTGTTTGGAGCGGTCGCTGACGGCTTCCCCGAAGAAGTGCTCTTGCTGGAGGACCAGTACCCTTCGGACATCTGGGCACAAGAGTTTCTGTGCCAGTTCATCTCGGACAGCACGCTATACTTCAAGCACGCCCTGTTGAAGAAGGCGATGGCTGATGTGAGCAAGCCGGACACTCGCGACGCCAAGCGCGTCCTGGGCATCGACCTCGCCTCAGAGACCGACAAGAGCGTCTGGGTCGACATGGTCAAGGTCGGCGACAGCTACCACGTCCTGGACACTGGCGACATGTCAGCAGACGACCGAGACAAGCCGCTGACGTACCCTGAGCAGTACGAAGTACTGACCAAGAAAATCGCCAATACCGACTACTATCAGGTGGCCGTCGACGCGACCGGAGAGGGCAAGGGCCTGAGCCAGTGGCTGCAACGAGACTTTGGCTCAGGCAGAGTGGTGGGCGTCCACTTCACCAACCAGTGGAAGGCCAAGTACATCCCTCAGCTCAAGCTGGATATGGAGCGGTCGCGATTCCACATGCCCAATCACCCCAAGCTCAGGGCAGATTTCCAGAAAATCAAGCGCAAAGTGACCACAGCCAACAACGAAATCTTCGCCGCTAGCAGGGACGCTGACGGCCACGCAGACGGCTTCTTCGCTGCGCTGCTGGGCTACTCCATGCTGTACCGGCCGCCAAAACCCAAGAATAAGCCAAGGGCCAAGGCCCACAAGCCCAGCAATGCCTCGCTAGCCAAGAAGTACATGGGCTACTGAGGCCACACGCCGACGTAGCCAATCTGGCACGGCACCCGTTTTGTACTCGGGTTTATGCGGGCTCGAGTCCTGCCGTCGGCCCTACTCACTACCACCTCCAGGAGCACGCCATGGCCAACAAACTAGGCATCTACGAGCGCAACGGCGTCTTCCACATGGAGGCCAACGACTCGGTCGCTGAGACCGACGTGGCCACGCTGGAGAAGTACCTCGACCACAGAGACGCTGCCAAGAGCTTCTCCTTTGCTGATGATGGTGAAGGCGACAAAGACGGCGTCTTGAACACCGAGGAGACCGGCACAGACGGCTGGTACTGGGCCAACGGCACGATCCACCAGAAGGACGCCAACTACAACTACACGCCCATCAGGGCACGCGGCCAGAGGGGCAATCAAGGCCTGTTCTGGCAGATGTTCCTGGAGAGCGAGCAGTATAGGCGCTCATGGAAGGACCAGTACGATAACCTGCGTCAAGGCCACTGGGCCGTTGAGCTTCCCCAGGACGGCATCGACGACCTGACGGATGCCCAGCTCACCCAGCTCGAAGAACAGCGTAAGTGGACCGAGCAGGCCATCTTTGGCATCGACGGCGGCTGGTCGAAGTTTATCCACGACGCCCTCTACTTCCTTATCGGCGGCTTCTCGGTCTTCGAGACCGTCTACTACGCGCCGACAGCAGACAATCCCTACGCCATCAGGAAGATGGCTTTCAGGATGTGCTCCTCGGTCAACAAGTGGCTGCTCGACGAGCACGATCGTGAGCTGCTGGGGGTGGAATTCGCCCGACCATCGACCGGGGAGAAATACAGCCTCCCGGCGTCGAGCCTGATGCTCATCAGCTACAACGCCTTCGGCAATGACTTCGAGGGCAATTCGCCCATCCGAGCGGCCGTCCAGTGGATCAAAGCCAAGCAGCTCTTTGCCAAGCTGGAGATGATTGCGGCCGAGAAGTACGGCGTGCCCATCCTGACGATCCAGAAGGACCTCCAGGGCGACAACTACCCTGACGCCGAGGAGCAGGCCGAACTGGTCAACCTCCTCGACCGTATGAAGGCAGAGGACAACCCCGTTATTGAGCTGCCCGCTGGCCAGCAGATGGTCATGCTCAGCCCTGAGGGCAACGTCCCAGATTTCACCAGTCAGAAGAGCTACTGCGACAACCAGATTAGCCTGCTGCTCAAGAGCGACGGCAATCAGGTCGGCACTCGCGACGTAGGCACACAGGCCCTCGCCGAGACCAAGAAGGACACCCTTGACGAGTCGGCCGACTCCATCGCGTTCTACATCACTGAGGCCGTCAACGGCCACAACGGCACCGAGCACACTGGCGTCATTAAGAAGATGGTGGACGCCAAGTTCGGCGGCCCTATCGCCCCGGGCCTGTACCCCGAGCTGACGTTCTCCAGAGCCAAGG